TTACTTCACATATACATATGATTCATTTGCTGTAATATAGAATGTTGTCCCTCTGCTATTGTGTACTTTATATTGTGCAGATCCATTCACGGATACCTTAGCATCAATAGTAAATCCAAGCCCTTCATCTACTGTTCCTGCTACATCTTTATCAGCCCAGGAAGCAGCGTCATAGAAGCGAAGGTTGTCCACTTTAGAAACAACGCGTTTACCTACTACAGAACTTGCAGCAGAAGTTTGTTCCCCTTGATATTTAATGTAGGATGGATTGTTATAAATCCATTGATTACCACCAAGATTTAACCAATCACCTTGTTTTCCCCATACTTGATATGATTCATATTTACTTAATTGACGGATAATACCGTAATTTGTTGATGGCCCACTTCTAAGGTTTATATTATACCCATCGATATAAGCAACTCCTGTTGTCCATGTAACGTTTTGAGAAGGTTCTTGTGGTTTTGGTTTAACTGTAACAGTTGCGCCATCATATGCCTTTTGTACGTCTGCTCTGAATTGTGATTCTGATACACCGTGACTGCGAAAATAATCAAGCGGATCTTCGTGGTCGGTTCCACCTAATTTGTAGGTAATATCTTTATGTGTCCATAATCCTTTGCTTGGATGAATTCCTCTATCTTTTAAAATCTTAGCTAATAGTTTTACATAACGTTCGTAAGAAGATTTAAATTTAGCTGGATTACTAGTTTCAGAAAGTTCTACGTGAACAAATCGTTTGTTAGCAGCTGGTCCAGCACCATAAGCGATATATTTTGTATCGGCAATTTGGATTGTTTCATCCCAATCTACTGCATAATGAACAAAAGCAGAACGCCATGTACGAGACTCATACTTTTGAATATTAATTGCTGGTGCTTCTGGTGTTGCAGTACTATGTGCGACAACGCCCTCATAAGCGCCCACACCGTAGCGATATGCTTGTTTCGGTAAGTCTTGGATAATTAGTACTCTATCGGCAAAAGAAGCCGTAGTGAACGAAAATAAGAGCAATAGAGTCATAAATAATGAACTAAATAGTTTCAATGGTTTTTTCATTGTGTATTTTCCCCTTTTTAGCCAAACAAAAAGAGCACCGTCTTTTGACAATGCTCTCCTTATGTAAGGCGTGTATTTTTATTGTTTGTTCTGTTTTTCTTTTCTTGCATCTGACCTTTGAATTTTTGCTTGAATTTCGGATGCTACACTTTCTAATAACCATGCAGGAATCCATTTATCCCAGCCGATTCTCGCGCAGTTTGCAGCGAAACTATTAAAGATATGATAGATTAATCCACCGGTTACCATGAAGAAAAAGAAGTCCGGTAGTTTAAGAGCCATATCAAAGAAGTGTGCAAGAGCAGGTAATGATAAAAGCACCACGGTTCTCGTGATGCCTTCAATTCCGTATTGAGATGAATAGGTTCCATCTAGTTTAGAAGCCCTACTGCCAGTAATCCAATCTAGCATGATAATCCATCCGAAAATCACTATCCAAATTAAATTCGTCTTTCCATACAGGAAATTAAATAGCGTTCCTAATCCGCCACTTATTGCTGCACCTGCCTTGAATTGAGTACTTGTAATGACATCACTTATATTTAACGACTTGATGAGTTCTTGAATTCTTTCCAAGTTCTCACCTCCTTTCAAATTTTGGCCAAAATAAAAAAGCCTGCTGCTGCACGCTTGGATTCTCTTGTTTACGTATTTAATTTTTTCCATGAATGTTCTAATGGCTCTTGTCTTGGCCGTTTCATGTCATGATTTTGTTGATTATTAGGTGTTTCTATTTTAGGTAAAAATGCTCCCTTCCGTGTATGTACGTTCCTATTGGCTACAGTTAGATAATTACGTAATATCATTCCTTTAAAAGTAGCCATAATCAAGAAACCCTTATTACAATATCTGATGGTAACGAAAAGGTGTTGGCCACATTACTAACACAGGCTAAATATCTATATTTTTGTATCCCTTCATCGGTTGGAATTTCAATGAAGTCTCCTTGTGATAAATTCGTTGTTCCGCTTAAATAAAATATTCCATCTAATCGTCCTCGGACACCCTCATCCTTAGTCTCTACAAAAATAGGAGACAAAATATATGATTTATCAATTGTCGGGTTCTTCAAAGGCGTAAAATAACTTGTGGTGGATCTATATGGTTTAGTTGAAGAAGGAAATGATTCAGGACCCGCAAACATCCAACCTTGATTTTGCTGCGCCGCAGAATTAGTAGTTACTCCAGAGAAAGCTGTTGATGCTGCATATATTGCCCTTGTAAATGGTTCATGTGATTCTTTTAAATACAGGTCATCCGGAACACCTATATATGATACAACGTTGTAACCGGATAGATATTCTGGTGCGATTGTAGCAACAATGACACGTTCTTTATCTGCAAAAACGTATAATTCAAAAATTGCATCCTTATCATAAGTTGGTCCTTTTCCCTTTGTAAAACCAGTGTTATATCTTCTACCAAAAAACCAGCCTAAAGGATTGGAGTCAGTTATATTTATCCGGCTATTTGAGTTTTCGTCGTAACCTTCAAAAAAGCGAAAGAATGGATCTGCGTAGTCTGATTTTCTAATATCATAACTAGAGTTTGTTGACGGGGCAGATTCAGAATTTCTTCCATCAAACGGGATAAGTGCTAAGAATATATTTTTCTTATTATCATTACCATCTGAATACATATCAAAAGAGTTATTTTCAGAAGATGCTCCTTTATTTTTTTGTACCCATCCAACTCTAAGCATCTCATCAATAACTGTTTGGAATATGTCTTTTCGTGCAACTTCAAAGCGATTGAAAATTTTATTTGTCATTTTACATCTTCCTCCTTAATTTAAACGTATTGCTTTCATAGAAACATTAAAAGTAGAGGGTGTTCCGCCCCGATTTTCTATATAAAGATGTACCTTGTTTGTATGATCTTTATCCTCACAAGGGATGGTTAAAATATCATACGTTCTTTTTTCTAATAAACTTTTATAAATTTGATTCCCGTTCTCTTTTTGGTCGTACATAAATAGCATTGCTTCAACGTTTGAGTCATTTGTAACTTGAATTGTACGAATATCGTATTTGTTACAACCTACATCCAATGGAGCATATAGAACTTTTCCAGGTTCAATTGTAATTTGTACATTCCTCTCAATAAGGATTGATGGTGTAATCTCACTTTCAGATGTATATCTATATAATTTCATTACAGTTCCCATATTGTATTCACCTCAATTATGTTTTAGATGAATATTAAAATAAATAGGTTCGGATGTTAGGAAATTTGTATCCTTCACAACTTTCACCCAAAAATCACGTGTATCTTGTGCAGCAACTGAATCAATCTGTATTTCATTCGAATAGTTAGTACCATCTAATGAAATGAGTGCCCAGGTATAACCGACTTTCTCCATGTACTGCTCTATTGATAGTTTTATATCTGTAGCGGCACCAATGTTATCATTTACGATAGTCATTTTTACAATCCGCTCATTATTCAACATGTAACCTAAATTCGTTGGATCCGTTGTATTTAATTCTTCGCTATTCATTTTGATTTGTAGGGATGAACCCATACAATACATATCTCCACCATAGAAGGTAGCTTGTTTATTTGCTATCAGTTCGTTTTCCTCGTCATATATTTCTATGATTCCCTCAAATTCTAAAGAAGGAAGTAGAATATCAATGCCTGTATGAGCTGCAGCTACGATGTTAGTAGAAAGGATATTACCTGCAGTATCTTTTAATACAACCTTATAATTTTCATATAGTTGGCGCAGACGTAACATATTACTTGTTGTCATAATAATTTTATTGATGTCTAGTGGTGCAAATCCCTCTGCCGTTCCTCTTTTTAGAACAACACCAATTCTTTTTGCTGCTAACGAATCGTTATCCGTATAATCAAAGAATGTATCAGTCTTTGTGTAAAAGTCCCATTGATCTTCTGTACAAATCGCCATCCACTCTTTATTGCTTTGTGAACTATTAGCAGAATAGGATTCAAGAAACTCGACTTTATTCTTTTCATTTTGATAGATTAGTAAGCCACCTTCATCTCCTTCTTTTGTAGGAGCATAATCCGCAATAACCTGGATTGCAAAGTTACTTTGTGGTTTATCGATTAAAAGCATAACATCTTTATCTGCAGAATGATTCATACGTAAGAATCCTTTTTTGATAGCGTTGTTAAATGAATTTGATGGTGAAATAAGCCATTTTGGATTTACAGAATCAAAATCATCTACAAATATTTTTCCGCTTTCTTTTTCGTATAAGGATACTTTTGTTTTTTCTTGTTTAAAAGGAACTAACTTTCCGTTTAGAATGTCAATTGCGTCAAAATTTATGTTAAGACCAGACAGTTTGACTGTATGAAAATCTTCTTTTAAATCCATTTTCTCATAAACTAGTGCTTGAGGTTTTAAAGGGTTATACGTATAAATAATGTTTTCGGATGGCATGTCATCAATTGAAATTTGACCTACATCATACGCAGAAGATAATAAACCTATAATTCGTAAAGCTTTCCCATAGAATTTGAATTGTACAGTTGCTAGCTTGTTTTTTTCTGGACAAAAGTGTATAGAACCTCCATAGTGTTCAACTGATTTAGATATGTCCCATGCTCCAGAATATTGAAAATTACTATCCGTATCATCAAACCGTGACCAACCAAGTTGAGGTTCTTTTAGAACATCACTAACTTTAATAGGAGTGACAAGCCCTCCTGGTGCGTCAAAATCTAGAGCATCTAAAGTACTTACCTCATCTGCATGCAAGATAACGTTATGAATTGCATACTGTAGATCGTTCTTTTCATATAGAAGGACAGAATATTCCCCATCTGAATCGGGGTCACCAATATTATAGGAACCATATTTTTCACCATCAATCTCGACGTCAACAGTGCCAGGCCAAAGTTTATAAGTAGCACCTATTATACGAAGTTTACTACCCACAAATGAAAATCGTATTTTTGATTTACCACCACAAATATGATATTTACCATAAGCAGCGGAAGACGAACCCCTTATTTCCCACGCGCCTTCATACGTAATAAGAGCACTATCTTCGGCATCATCATAACGTCTCCAACCTGTTTCTGGTTTTTTGAGTACTTGTCCTATATAAGCCATACCATCACCTTCTCTTTATCTTGTTTTCTTCCAATTTGAATTTGTCCACCAAGATTGACGGCTATGTCGTAGCCATAACTTCGGATCATCATTTTCTTTTTCGATAACTATTAATTCATCTGGTTTTTCTGTATCAAATACTCTCTCCAGTTTGAATTGTTCGGTATCCTCTAGAACCGATTCTCGTTCTGGTTTGCGTTCAAAACGTTCATATTCCTCCGTAACGCTTTCTAATTCATGTTCCCTATCAAATGTATCTGTTTCGTTAGTCACAGCTTCTACAAAGACCTGTCGCTCTAATAATTCTTGTTCACTAACGATTGCATATTGTTCAAATTCTCTTACTGCATCTACATTTTTAATTACTTCTGTATCTGTTGTTATAACTTCTTTATCAGCTGGTGTACTATCAGAGATAACTCCGCCTTCAAATTCACGTATACCGATAAAGGTTTCTTGCTCTGTAATAAGAGCTTGTTGTGTATTTTGTTTATAAGAAGTCACTTCTTGAATTACTGCAGTTGTATGTTCTTTCATTACTTTTTTTGATTCAATTGTTTGGTCCATTTGCATTTGTATTATTTGTAATGTTTTAGAATTATCTTCGAAAAGTGTAATTCGTGTTTCTAGTTCTTTTCGGATACGTCCAAACAAATCAAACTCTGGAAGATATACAGGAATCCCCATACCTTCAAATAAATCAAATTCTTCTATGGAAGCTTGTAATTCTTTTATTGTTTTATTAGCTACAGTATTATGATTTACATCGGTAATCATTTCTCGTGCTTTTAATACAGATGAAGAGCTTTCAGATATATGTAGAATTGCTCCTTCATTTTCTTTATCTGCGCGCTCTAATTTGATTACATCCACTTGTATTTCTTTTAATAAACGCTGTGCATTGTCAGCATTTGTAATGTGGGCAGTTAATTCTTTTAATCGTTCAAATTCTTCTTGAGTGCTTTCTGTTGTTTCAAATGTATTTTGTATTTTTAGCGCATTGGTACTTACGGCTATATCTTCAACCGATAAAACAAGGGAAGAAATTTCGCTTTCTTGTGAATTTGTAACTTCTGCTGTATATACATTTTCTTTCTTTGCAGATACCTGTGTATCGTGATGAATTGACTCAAGTTCTTTTACGATTAGTTCAGAATTATGAATTTGTACGATATCAGCATACTGTTCATTTATTCTTTCGAATACATAAAGTTCGCTGCTTTCTGTAGCAAATACATCCACATGTTTATTTGAATCCCCTATCATAATAGAAACAGCATTAAGTTCCTTCATCCGAATAGAAGAGTCAAAATCTATATGAGTAGTATCTATAATAGGCTCTCTTTCTGCGGTTGTTAAATCATCACTTGGAAGTAGATCTGCATTTTCTATTATTGTCCTACGTTTAAAATCATGTTGTATTTCAATGTTTGTTGCCAATTCCCTTTGAATCCTAGCGAACAAGTCGTAATCCGGAAGATAAACAGGAATGCCCATTCCATCGAATAAATAAAATTCCTCTATGGAAGCTTGTAATTCATGTTCTGTTGTAAATGTTTCGTAATCATCCAGCACACGGGTTTCTAGTTCTTTTCGTTTTGTTTCACTAATATCTTCTGTGTTAATTAATGCATCGATGGCTGGGGAAACGATATTTGATATAGTGCCCTCGTTATACTCTCCGTGCATTTCCCTAGTTACAATTTGACTTACCTCTTCATAAAATTCTTCGCCATATAGCACACGAGCGACTTTTACCCATTCTGGTAATTCATCCACACCAGCCGCTACGAACTCACGTAATGTATTTTTTAATATATCCTGCTCTATGATTTGAGCTGATTCGTATTCTCTGGTTATAAGTTGTAATTCATCTGTATGATGCACAACTGCAGTTCTTTCATTTGGTCTTTCGCTCTCTACCCCTTCGATATGGTCTATATCGAAAATTCGTTCATGTTGTATGGATTCATCCGCAGAAATAAGTTGCACTGGAATACTATCAATACGTTGAGACTGCTGCGTTTCCAAATTGGCCACATCAATAATTCGAGTTAATTCAAAATCAGTTGTGTTAGAAATAGAAACATCAATTTCATTTTGTCTAATCGCTTCCTCAAGAGCACTAGATAAGACTCCCTTCGCTCGTACTTTCGTCGCAGTGACTATTGCATTATTCTCTGTAACCGCCTTATGCCTTGCGTAAGGAGCGATACAAAGCAGATACTCAACATCATTCTTATTTTCTGTGTTTGCCGGAGTAATAGAAATAGAATAGGTTCTCTCATTTCTATTGGGTCCAGAACCAATTGTGACAACATGACTTTTTTCTTTGGTACATATAGAAGGGGAAGCAATAGAATAAACTTTTTCACTCATTCTTCTGCTACCCCCTTATTTTTAGATATCTTCTTTGTAGATCGCTAAGCCAATTGGATTGAAAGGCGTTGCTTTTTCTTGTGTCATTGGCGAGACAGGTGTTGTGGGCAATGTATAACGGTATAATTGCGCCATTTCATAATAGGCTAAAATTTCAGCATCGTTTATTGGTGGTTCCTTAAATGTAATTGTCTTATCATCTGGATTGTACACATATTCATCCTTAGGTACTTCTATACAAGAGCGTAGTAATTTTAAGGTATCGCCTTTAGGTTTATGCTCTAAGTGGAATATTTTACGTGCTCCATCACCTTTCCCTAGAACTTCATTAGAAACTGTTTTTTCAATTTCTAATTCATCGGCTTGTTGGATGTTTTTCGGATGGACTGCATAGACATCATCTAATTTCCCTACATACCCATCATTAGGATGAACAATGTACACTTGAGATAAATGGTATTTACCACTATAAACAGACGGATTGAAGCGTCCCTGACTATTATCAACATCCATATTATGAGTAATGAAAGAAAGGTAATGGTGTTGATACATGGAACCTGTATAAGATTGTGCCAATTGTACCGTTTCATTACCGTTACTTGTATTTTCCCCATAATCTATCGTTGAATTTCCGACTTTTTTATTTGCGGAATATACAAATTGGTCACCTGTACGGCAACCTGCTGCGATTATCATATTTCTTCGTGGAGCATTATCAAATGTATACATCCGTCCAATATAAACAGGAACGAATAAAGCACGAACAGGAGCAGGTGTTGGATCTACACGCATAAACATGGCTATACGATCTCTATTGGCATTTCCATACATATAAACAACAGAATCTCGTTTCCAGTCTTTTGTAAACCGTTTTTCCGGAGTGAAACTAATCGGTGTATATGGTGAAGGATTAGCGAAATTCAACGCTGAATACACTTCACTCATAATGCCTAACATATCTTCTGTATCAAAAGATTTAGTTGCTGTTAGTGTATCGATGGTTCCATCTGCTTTAGGTTCAACCGTATAGAAGCCAGCCATTTTAATATTATCCGTACTTGCAGGTGCCTTTTTAAGCACAACTTTTGATTCGGTAAATGTGTACTCTTCTGGTGAGATAATGGCATCATTTTTATAAAAAATGGTGCGAGACTCATCAAAATTAGGGAATGGATATTGGAACTCTGTTTTTGTTCCATTCCCATTCCCTAAATTACTTGCTTGATCTGATAGTTTTACTTCTTTTTCAATAAAGTATTGGCTGTAAGTGAAGAAAATCATATCGTTTGAAGGCTCGTAGGCATCACTAGCAAGTCTACATTCATATGTAATTTTATCGGTTTTTGTAGGTGCTTCTGTAAACTTGATTTCTCCCGTCCGTGCATTCACTGTGTAACTTTTTTTATCTTTCACGAGATTATTTATATAAATAATAAGGGAGCTTTCTATTACTGGAAATACGGGTATTTGGAAGTCTTTCTTCGTACCGTCACCCATACCTAATTTTCCTAATGGGGAGTCGGTTGTAATATATCGGCTATCGGTAAAGTCTGATACATTTGTATCATAGGCAGTTGCTACTCCTAGTTTTCTACGTTCTCCATCACTTCCAGCCGCTTCAAATAAACGAACATCGATAAACTTACTAATTCCACTACGAATCCTAAAAAATAGTTTTCTACTCCATCCGCTTGTAGTAAACATTTTTTCTAAGTCATTTGGTAATGTTTGCAAATACGTTATTTTATCAAACCACATTTATATTCATCCACCTTTATCTTGTTTTTTCGTAAATTCCTAATCCAGCTGGTCGATAAGCAGTAGCGGGTAACTTTGTAATTGGTGAAATTGCATCGACTGTAAAGAAACGATAAATATCATGGGTATCTGGACAAGTATTTTGTCTTACTTTCAATTTATCTCCATTTAATAAACCTAAAGGTGATAGTAGAACGATATAAGGCATATAACCGCGAACACCTTCCTCTGGATGAACAATATACGCTCGTGACGTATGGACTTTATTGCTGTAAACAGAAGGGTTAAATTGATATTTGTATTCATCATTTTCATGATTCTGCCATGCGTTTGGATACTGGCCACCAGTTGTACTTTTTCTATCTGGTGGCATCATGTTAGATGGAACATTCCACGCTAGATAATGAGCTTGATATCTTGCTCCAAAACGTGAACGTTTAATTATGATGTTATCAATACCGTTACCTGGGCTTTTTGGATATGCCTTCGTTCTCGGCATATATTTTTTTACATCCCTAAATGGAGTTTTACTTTCAAAGTTATAATTATGGGAAGACGCTTCTGAACCTTCATCGTAAGCGGTGCCTGCCCATAGAGCGTCGGCAATTGTGTCATCTGCTGCATAACTTTCTAATTTCCCCATATAAACAGGAATTACAGGAACAGAGTTATTATCGAAAGCAGGCGTTCTATCAGCTTGTATTAGAAGAACCACACGGGATTTATCTACTTGTCCCGTAATACGAACCATTGAATCCGGCCACCAATTCGAATCGACATTTATATTTGTTAGTTTAGGGTTTCTAAATGAACATTTTACCCAAGGGGACATCATCAATTGAGGTGAATCTGCATATTCGTAGGAATTTGTGTAATAAACTTCCCCAGTACTAGGATTTACGTTTCTTTCCGAAGTCACCTTTACTTCAGCTAATTCAACATCCATAATAGATTGAAATTCACTACCGTCTTGAGCGCCCATTTGAATCATGCTATTGTCTTGATAGTTTGGAACTTGTTCTATCATGTATAGATACATACAAGAACGATCTTTATATCTTGGATTATCTTCAACATAAGACTGAAATTCTGTTCTACCTTTATCTGTAGATAAATCAATATTTAGTTTTGTTTTAGTTTCCCAAGCCCAAGTTTGAACGATTCCGTACATGCCACCATCTGAATTTTGTAAGACAACATGTTTTGCACACCAATATTTATACAGCTTAGTAATGTTATCTTTGCTTCCTTGCTCTTTGACCTTATCAATATATTTATAAAAGGTTTTGACTTTCTTCCAACCGTTTTCAGTCATTAAATTTATGAGTGAATTATGAAAATCTGCTTCTGTAACTATTTTTTCAACGTATGCCATCTATTTCACGCTCCTAATCTCTTAATAGTTGGTAATTCAGCCATATAGTTTTTTTATCTGCGGATGCATTGTGGTATTCGAACTTTACTTCAGCATTAGCAGGTATAGCTTTTACAACGGAGAAATTAAAACCCTCCGGCACATCTTTTACATAAACTTCTTTAAATACTTGCTGGCCATTAATAAATAAATTCCAATAGTCCCTATCACTGTAATGAGAAGCAGCAACAGAGAAGGCAATCATTTCTGTTTCAAAGGCTAATGAAAACTTATCTACATGGATTTGATCATAAATACCAATTCTCCGACCCTGGATAAATGGCTCTGTCTTTGTAGGGAAGTAAGGTGCGTCAAATCGCCCGCCAGCCATATAGTTAACAGCAAAGCTCATAAAGTACTCTCCTTTATCTTAAAAAGTGAAGTTCAAACCATACCGTTTTATCAAGAATTCCTTGATTATGGAATCGGAATGTAATTGTACTTCCTGCTTTTACAGATTTGTAAACCATAAAGTGTATACCTTCGGGAATACGCTTCGTATAGATATCCTGGCAAACAGTTTGTCCGTTCACGATTAAATCCCATTTATCATCTAATTCATACATGGAGGAACTAACACTAATCGCGTAAATCTCCATATCTGCAGGTAATATATATTTCACTTCATCCGTTTTATATGATGTGGAATCCATAATGAATCCAGGTACGAATGGTTCCGTTTTTGTTGGATGAAACGGTGGATCTAATCGGCCACCAGCTAAATAGGTTGTTTCAAACAAGAGCATTCACCCTTTTCCATGTATTAAAAAATTCCCGTGCATCATTACGACACATCGGGAATTGCTAAATCAGATAGCATACCGTTACCTTTATTAAGGAGTCGCGGCTGCACACGTTCTAATTGTTTCTTTGCATTATATATTAATTGAGTTTCCATCATCTTTCCTGTTATCTTGTGGGATAAAATAACCTTATCTAACATACCGTGGTCGTTAAAAATTAAATCGTAATAAAGATATTTATCTCCATCAACAGCAGATAAACGAGCACCATCACGAATGAGGGTATAGCCCTCTGTCATACCTTCTTTAAATACGTTATTTGGGTCATCGCCAGGCATTGGTTTTCCGCCGCTGTAAAATTCTCTATCAATTAATCCTTTCATCAAATACATAATCGGATCATATAAGTTCTTTTGCATTATCATCATATCACCCCTAATTTACCCTTGTGACAGACCATGTTTTTGCAGGACGTTGAATATAATATCCATCTGGACCTATGTTTTTTCTATCAAACGTTAAATCTGGAATATCACCATAATCAAATAGAATATTATTCTGTGTATCTAACACTTGCATTCGTCCTGTAAGCCACCTTAAAGGATTTCGTACAGCTTCAAATACAACTACATTTACCCCGTATTCGAGCGGGATATCAACATATGTAGGGTTGTTTCGGATAAGGTAATTTTCTTCTATTAACCTATCATTGGCGTAAATATTTATTACGTCACCATCTTCATAGTCATAATCCCAAAGTTTTAATCGTAAAGTATCTACGTTTACTGTGATTCCGCTTATGTCTGTATAAGGAGTAGGTTCGTACCCATAGTTAACTGTTAAATCTAAAGTTTGATAGAAACCATCATCTGCTGAAATCATAGTATTAATCCCTTTTACGAAATAATTCCATTGTTGGCCAGAATCTCTGTTATAAACAGAAATTACATCGAACAATTGAATCCTTGGATCACCAACTACTGCAACCGTTAATGTTCTAAACTTTTGTATTGCCTTTAAATGATAAGCTGCAGCGACTGCTCTTCTTGCAAAGAATGTTGTAGCCCAAGGAACTTCTATCATTTCCTCACGTAAATCACCTTGCGATACATTTTTTAATAAAAACGAATTAAGAAATCCATTTGCGTAATCTCCACATTTAACAACAATGCTATTACTGATATCCTGATCTGTTAGCTGCATATCTAATGAAATGAGGTTCTCACCTTCATTAAAGTTAAATTTTGCAGGCTCGTTAATGGCATAGTCCGGCATTTTCATAAACGTACAACTTCCATCCGGTTCATGTTTAATATAGTGGAATGTTGTATCTATAATATCTCGAACAATTTCATCCCATTTTTGAAACCTCTTACCAGTAGCACCTTCAACAAGCCAACTTTGATTGGTACCAGGTATGTTTACGGGACTACCATGTAAGACAACCCCTGCTTTTTGAAAGAAGAATTTCACAACATCATAAACATTTCCAGTTGGTGCGACAATTTCATCCGATCCAGGTGTTGGGATTACTGATTTATGTAGAAGTTTCTTATAAGATGTTGTACAAGTGACTGAAATAGTACCACTTTCGGCATTTACCTTCACATCAGATACAAAGCCATGTATATAAGGTAAAACCTCTTCACCGTAGCCAATAGACACCTTAAATTCAGTCTGTGGATACAGTTGATTTGTATTTGTTACCTCACTGTTATAAAACCATTCTTGAATAGAAGAAAACTTACCATACCAATTATCAGGAGCCATTTGACCGTATTCATTTGCAAAGGTAATAGTAAATGTACTAGCAAACTGGTCTGCGTTCTCCTGGACTTCTAAACCCGTTACACGGTGTTGAATTTGGACGTAAGAAGAAGAAGAGTCCCTTTTTTTCATAAAAACAATTAAATTAGGGGAGTTATTTCCTAATTGGAAATGACTCCCCAACATTCTAATTAAAGATACAGAACCTTCCCTCATATGCCATCAACTCCAACGCCTGCTTGTGCTGTAGATATTAATTTGCATTTTGCTATTACTAATGTACCTTTTCGTATTGTATCCACTTCATTAGGTGGTATAATACCCCCGTAAGTACCGTAATCACCAGTGATAATATGAGTACGATATATTTCCCTCATGAAATCACGCCAATATTTCATATCTCTAAATAGCAGAGTGAATTCTACTTCGCATCCTTTATTACCAGCACTTTGAAAACGCGGATATCCATGCATAACATTGTAAGTTTTTAAGCTGTCTAATGACTTTGGCATCTTTGTTTGCTCAATCATTGCAATGTTAGGAACCTCTCCAAATGAATGATAATAAGCTTGACTCACATACGCTCTGTCAGAAGAACCGTAACCGATTGTTGTAAATTCAATTGTTTGTGGGCCTGCACCAACAAATATTTCTCTTGCTTCCCAGGCATAAGGTCCTCTTGCTCTAAACCTTTCAATACCATTTACCCGGACAATAAAGTATTTGTAGGGTAGCATCCCATCAGAACCAATAGGAACTTGGGACATAAATGAAAAGTTATATGTCCCTGGCCATGTGAAATTAATGGTATATTGTATTGTGTTTTTTAATTCGACTATATCTTCAAAGAGGTAATATGAACCTGCTTTTCTATGCAATGTTTTTAATATACTCATACATTTCGCACCGCCATTCCCATTAGATCATCAGCAACTACGTTTTGTAGCAGCTTTCTCATTTTTACAAAGTCGTCTGCAGACTGTAGTTTTTCAACATCGACTTTAAATGTAGCATTTTGAATCGTTACACCTTTATTCGTTTTCTTCTCAACATGGGTTTGGCCAGCGAATGGATGTGCAGTCTTACCAATTAAGTCAGCAGAGCGCGCTCCCATTTGTCCAATTTGAGTAGATACATCCGTTACTAGTTTCATTGGTTTAGGTGGTACAACGGCTTTATTTAGTAATTCAGAAGCTTTATCTACCGCGGGAATCATTTGTTCCATCCCTACACCTAAACCTTCCGTAATATAGCCCCCGTATTCCATCATTAAACGGGACGGACTTCGGATACCGAAGAATTTTAATACAGCTTTAGGTATTCCTGAAACTACGCCTTTAGCTTTTTTTACAAGCCAACCAGCCATTCCAGCCATCCCTTCACCGATTCCGGCAATGATATCTTTTCCCCAGCTAACTGCTTCTTTTGCTACATTTTTTACAATAGAGCCTACTTTGCTAAATACATCTTTTACGATATCTACAATACCTGTAAAAGCTCCTGTAATAGCTTTCTTAATTGCAGAAAAGCTACTTACTATGAAATCTTTAATAGCTCGAACAACACTGAAAATAGTATTTTTAAGTCTATTAAAATTATCAACTACGAAATTAACAAAGGCTCGAACTGCTGCAATGATTGTATCTTTAATAAAATTCCAGGCTGCTTGTATGAAATTTTTCAAAAAGGTCATTACATTAATAATTATATTTTTAATAAAGTTGAATGCATTTTGAACAGTGGTTTTAATGAAATTTAAAACCGTGACAAATACTGTTTTTATAAAATTCCAGGCTGCAGAAATTATAGTTTTTATAATATTCATCGCTGTTGAAATCACATTTTTTATAAATTCGAAAGCAGCACGAATAAACGATTTCAAAAAGTTAAGGACAGTTGTAAATATTGTTTTAATGATATTCCACCCAACTCTAAAAATCGTTTGGTATGCTTTTATATAAAATGAGATTACATTTTTAATAACTTCTAAGGCGAATTTAACAACGCTTTTTAAAATATTTAAAGCGGCATTAAAAATGAATTTTATAGCAATCCACCCAAGTTCGAATGCTTTTTTCCAGAAATTAATGTAAAACTTTATAACTGCAGCTATACCGCGCCAGGCTGCTTCGAGCATTTTTCCTATAAATGATACAGAAGCGTGGAAGACTTTTTTCGTTCCTTCCCAAAATCCATGAAAGAATTTAGACAACCCATTCCAGGCGGATTTCGCACCTTTTACGGTTGCATCCCATCCCTTAGAACATGCGTCACCTATCCATTTAACGGCTTGCTTCGTATATTTAACAACAGAATCCCAATTCTTATAAATTAAATACACTAGTCCAATAACCGCAAGTATAGCTATTGTCCAGGGATTCATGAGCAATGTCATTGCAGATCTTCCGAGTATAGCTAGTGCTTTACCTATCGTCCCAAACATCCCAATAAGTTTAGGCCCTACCTTTAAAAGTCCAGCAAATGCAGTACTACCTAGAAAAGCTACTGCTCTTCCTATCATTCCGAACATCCCAATTAATCTAGGACCGAGTTTTAATATACCCGTAAATAACAAAGGAACCTTAGATAATACGGGTACTAGGAATCTGAATGAACCGACAAATGCACCAACTCCACTTGTCATGAATCCCATCATGGCAATTAGTGGCCCTAATACAGCAACCATACCTAAAATTGCTACGATACCGATTTGGATTGGCTTTGGAATAGAACTAAACGCTTTTGCTGCTAATTCCACTGCTTTAATAATTGGAGGAAGTGCCACTTCTGCAATATCAATAATTGCTTGTCCAACTGGTTCTAATGATGCCATTGTAGTACGCATAAGTTTTTGCCAACGAACACCAAAGGCTTCTTGCTGCGTCTTCTGCATTTTCCCCATTGTGCCCTCAACGTCACCTAATGCACCATTGGCATCATTAAGACCTAGTACAGCTTGAGCACCCATGTCTTCCCATTTTGTGCCGAAAACAGCCACGCCAAGCTGGTTTGCTTTTACTTTATCGTCCATCTTACCTAAATCACCTAAGACGGCATTAAATACATCTGCAGAAGTTCCCTTACCTTTGTTGAAGTTATCCCATACTTTTTGTGTTTCGGGAGACATTTCAGCAAAAGCATTAGCTACACCTTTTGAACCATCCTGTACACGAATACCGAACTCTTTTACAAGGTCGTTAATGTAATCGAGGTTATAACTGCCATCACGGGTTCCGTTTGCCATAATGGTAAACATCTCGTTAGCAGAGAACCCGGCTTGTTTATAAAGCGGCGCATATTCGGACACATTATCAAACATTTCATTTGAATAGTTCAAACCTTCTTGTCCACCAGCAGCAAATAAATCAAATGCTTCCTTGGAGGAAATACCGAACTGATTCATTAACTGTCCTGCACCACGAGTTACTTCATTTATATCAGAATCAAATGTTTTCCCCAGTGTCATAGCACTTTTTGTAGCTTCCTCTAATTCTTCATGAGGAACTTCCTTCATATTCTGATAAACCTTTATGAGGGATTGATCTACTTCTTCAATACTTTGCCCAAATCCATCCTTCCAGGTTTCCTTTGCGATTTTACCAAGGTTTTCAGCACCTTTTTCAGTAAGACCTAAAGAAGATTGGATGTTCCTTTGTGAAGCATCGAAATCAGATGCTACTTTAGCAGCTGCAGCACCAATACCAGCTAAAGGTAATGAGACACCAGCAGTCATGTTAGTACCAACATCTTTCATTTTGTTCCCTACATGACTAATCGACTCTCCTGCTTTTTGGAATTTATCATGCATTCCGTTTGCAGTTTGTTGTACGCGATCTTCAAATTGTTGTAAATCTTTATAAGCACCTTCTGCTTTAATACCAATTGTTCCGAACAACTGGAACATTTCAGCGAGCATTTACGCACCCCCTTCGCTGGGGTTTATTACCCTTTTATTCCTCATCGTCGTCTTCTTGGAATTGAGCCATGATGTGCTCAACATGCGCTTCACATTCTTCTTTAGTCCATACTTCCCCCATCTCATAAGAGGAATCTTTATCTTCTTGAGAACCAGTAAGTCCAAAAGCTTGAAGGTAATCATTAAATGTAGTCCCTTCTTCTAGTTGACGGGTTTGAAATCCAATGAACGCCATCTTCTTCCACTCATTTAATTCTTCTTGCTGCTCTTCTTGTGCAATGAATGAAAATAAATCCATTAAACGCGAATAAGGTATGGATAAGACATATTCATCTGTCCACCCATACCGTTTTTGGATCTTATCGAAAGCACGTAACATATTTTGTTCTGCTTCCTCTAAATATTCATTTGTATTCTCGTTTACGCTTGGATCTGAGCCGCTGCTGGTTTGCTCCATTTCTCGCTCTGAACTTTCACTAGTCCCTTGACCTGGTTGAAAAAAATCATTAAGTCCTCACTTTCTAATAACCCTTGTATAACAGCAACCATTGCTTCCGGAGGGAACTGGCGAAACTCTTCTGCTTTTACTTTTAATAGACTAGCAAAGAACTCTGTAAAGTCATCCTCACAAGCAGGAATCATTGTTAAAACACGGAAGGCAAATTCTAATCCTTTTTGTTGCTGCTTCTCTTTAAGTGCAGATAATTGCGCTTGTTTTTCCTCTTCTGGAAGAGATTCAGCTACTTTAGTTAATTCATCCATTTCTTGCTTATCCTTACCGAAATCAGCAAAGTTAGCTATCGCACTGCGTCCAACCTTCGAAATAATCTTAGCGAATCGCCAAACGTCCGTTACGTTTAATCGTCGCATTGCTACTGTCTCACCCATGATTGTAATGTCTGTACCATTGTTCATCATTTTTTCTAAAATAGAAGCCATTTTGCTCTCTCCTTTTAGCGTTTAGCTAGTTTTATGTAATAGAAAACCGACTACCATTTATGCGGTAGCCGGCGCTTTAGCAGGTGCTCCTGCTACTTTCTTTTTCTTCGGTAAATAGATTTCATAAGGTGGTGTATTTGGTGCAGATTCACTGTAATGGCCGATGAATTTACATTTCAAACCAACCGTTCCCTTTCCATCTTTCAAATCAACTTCAATAGATGAAACTACTAATGCATTTCGAACAACGAAAATAACCGGCAAGGTGCTTCCCGAAACCATCCCAATCAAAGCAATATCGTGATAACTTGAGTCAGGAATTTCATTTGAAGGCTTCATAATATCGTAATCAGTTTCTGTTGTAGAATCTACTGTCATTCCAGGTAAAGCTAACTGCAGGTTTTCTTTTGTAAATTCTACTAATGTAAGTTCAATATGCGGTTCATCTTTTAATAACCATTTACCGCGCACCATTTTACCTAGCACACCATCAATATCTGCATCATAGTACTCACGATCAAAGCCCACTTTCGTACCACCAGTAGTTGCTCCAACCATTTCCCCGAGTTCTTTTACACTTTTAAATCCTTTGTACATAACACCAGGGCCAATAACGAAATTATCAGTAGTTCCTTCCCGAACACCGTTAATTAATTTCCAGCTCATTTGTTCTACCCCCTAATACAAGTCCGTTCGTATGGTTCGGACAAGAAATTTTACATTTATATGAATGATAGATGGGTCTTCATCTGGTACAGGAAGACTACCTGCACGATGGATAGAAAGTATCCCGTCATCTTTTAAACCAACTTCTCTATCTAGCAATTTTTCAATACGTGTAGCGACCAAATTCGCCTTATCATAATCACCGTTATCACAATACACATCGAAATTAAGAATCATACGATCTATAATTTCAACGTCATCCGGATTATTTGCTTCAATTCTTATAACCACATAAGGCATTTCCATATCATCTTGCGCAGTTTGAAATGTAAGAGCGGGACCTTTGTCCTCGCCTTCACCATATTCCGATAGATTAGCTTTTATTATTTCGTCGCCCTCTACAAGCGTTCTAATAGTTGCAATAGCAGTAGACATACATTATCCTCCCATCATTCTTTTAAGGTCTCTGCGTTGTCTTTCGAATGACTTTAATAAGAATGGACGGGCTTCCATGTTACTTGTACCATTTTCAAGCCATATTGCTTTTTGCAAGTCACTTCCTACTGCACCCAATACTTCTGATTGTGATCGTTTAATATTGTATTTAATCGAATTTAGCAAATCTCCTGTACGAACAGCAGGAGCTTCCCCTGGTTTAGAAGCAGTATATTTACGACTTGTATGTGGTATTTTGTATTGTTTACCGCTACGGCTACCTGTGAGATTTTTTTTAACTTCATTTTGTAAATGAATAGATGCTGCTGTGACTTTTTCAACACACATAGCGTTAATATGCGTCTTTACTTGCTCCATATTGCTTGAGAATTCAATTTCTACTGAATTAGCCATATAGAATCACACCTTTTCGCAGTAAATCTCAATGTGATGATTTAAAAATGCAGGATTACGAGGTTCTCCTTTTACTTCAAACGTATAATCAACGCCTATTTCTTCATTTTTAAAATGAATACGATCATTAGGCTTAATTTTGTAAGAAGCAGGTGCATATATCTTAAAGGTTGTATCGAAATTTTGTTTATCACGCTTAAACCTCTCATTATCTGCAGCTGAATTAGTAGTTACACGACAGATCATATTCTCGTAAATGTCCTCTTCTATTTCTGCATAATTACCAGAGGATTGTTTCTTTCTCTCTTTTCGTTTTACAACTACTTCATGAATATATAAATCATCCATACCACCATCATCAAAGTACATATTCATGTTGCCATCACCGGCTTAACTCTTGCTCTAAACCCTTTTAAGCCATTGAGTATCTTATTGTTTGTAGCAGGTTCGTCTAACGTTTCTGGGCTAATCTGGTACGAATAATCGCCAATACTTTCCGATGTCTTCATTCCCTTTCGCTGCAAGTTAGCACGAACTACTGCAGAAACAACCAAATCAATAATACATTTCTTCATAAGTACCTGCAGATCATCATAATCTTGTATCTTATATTCGAATTCATACAATTGATTTTCGGATAAACCATAAACAATACGCCCGTTTACAGTAATAGAATCGGACATATCTTGTTTCGAACTAACATGAGTTACTTTTGCTATAGATTCAGTAGGAAAAGTAAGCCAAGCTAGTTTACTTGTCTGGATGATTTCTTTCATCGGATTCTCCGGCTTGATTCTTAAATACCTTCTAGTAATAACCGTATAGTAATCTATTAGTTCTTGAATAACTGTATCAGGCATTTTCTGCACATTTACGCGGTCTTTAATGTCCTGCACGGTAATATTCATTATGTTTCTTTCTCCTTCTTATCGACTTCTTTTACAAGTTCAAAATGTCCAGTACTTACAAGGTAATCAGCTTTATCATTTGCAACTGTTTCTCCTTGACCATTCTTAAACGTTTGTCCATAAGCGGTGTAAGTGCCACCTAATCGCAGCGTAACTAATTTCATAATTAACACCCCTTTCACGAAAGTAAAATAATCATTATTAGTTTACTTTCGTTTTATTATAAGGAAAACAAAAGACGACTTTACATAAGTCGTCTTTTAATCTAAAAAATCTATACAAAATCAATAAAATAATTAAGCATTTATTTTATTTAAAATTGAAACCTTATTAGTAGTAAATAGTACATAGTCTTGTTTTCTAGTTTTAATTAAGATTCGATCAGTTGTAGCATAAGGTGTCCCAATTCGAATTGCATCTACTTTTTCAACACCAGCATAAGTATCATCTTCAGTAACTTCAATAATTTCATTTAATGGAATACTAACTTTTGCTAATTGCCATTTAATAATTAATTCCTCTGTTGTTTTTATAACATCAATACCCAACATATTATCAAGACCTTTCCATTCTATTTTCTAAATATAATTATAAATCAAATAAATGAATTTGTAATTAAATATCTTTATTGGATATTTATGTTTTCTAGTGATGTGAATAACAAATTATTTTATCTATTTTTAAAAGTAAACTTTTCGATGAAAGTTTACTTTCGTATTGTTGATTTTATTGGTTCTATCTCGTTTTCCATTAAAAATAAGAAAATATTAAAAAAGTATACATTCAAAACCCTAATAACAAAGAGTTTGTTCCCATAAAAAATACGTCTGGATATTAAGCTCCAAACGCATCCGGAATATTTGTTAAGATTGCTACTGCATCCATTTCTTGAATTACAGCATCATCATCAAAGTGAATTACATAGAATCGTTTATCTTCCATTACTGCAGCTTTACCTTCTGTTGTTTTACGAATACGTGTTTCATATGTGTTAACAGCAATAAAGTTACGTGGATCTGCAAGAATAATTACATCATCCGTTAAAGAAGGAACTGTACAAATTCCGTAGCCCATTGGTTTATTAACTTGATCGCCTGCTCCAAGTAATGCAGCGTCACCAGCACCAGTAGGACGGTTTGTTAAATATTCAATCCATTTTTCTCTACGATTTGGCGACATAATCCAGCGTAGATTACTATTCTTATATTTGTTTGGCATAACACCAGATAATGCAAAGATTGAACCTTTACCAAATCCATTTACTTTTGCTTCTTCTCCTGTACCAGTTACTAGTTTAGCGTGGTCAATAATATGCGATTCTTTCGATTTTAAAATCTTCTTTAACCAACCGTCGTTAATTGATAAGAATGGATCCGATGATTCACTATCCCCATTCCAGTGTAAATCCTCTAAATCGACTCCAGTTTGAGATGCCATAAGAGTCATTACAGTTTCTTCAAAACCTTCACCTTCAATGTTTTCGCGAAGAGTTTCTTCTGTAATTTCCCAAGGTAGGCGAAGTGCTTTTGTATTGTATGGAATAGTTGATGTAGTAACACCTGCGCGGTACTCATCATCTTTATTCTCTGTTTTCTTACGTAGAATACGACCGCCAATACCGACTTTATCAAGTACGCCTTGTTTCGCTTTACGCATTTCTTTTCGATGTAACTGAGAGAATGGTGTTGCATCAAATGCCATTCTAAAGAACTCTTTACTTTGCTCCGGGTTTAATAAACCAGAAGAAACTGATCCTGTAGTAATTGTCTTTTCAATTCTAGATACACGTTTTAATAAATCTTGATTGTTGTACGTTGTTCCCATGTTAATATTTCCCCCTTATATTACAGGTTAATCCCTGTCCATACAGATTTTTTAATCGGTTGTTGCCCTGGCGTGAATTCTTCGTCTGGATCTAAGCCTTTACGAATAGAAGCAGCATTTTCGATATTTTCAAGACGTTCAACAAATGGTTCTAGCGCTTTATTGATAACTGCTGCAACTTGCTCTTCCGCTGTTTGCTCTTCTGGTGTCGATTCTACTTCCTCACCATTCACTTGTTTTTCAATCTTATCTAGCTTAGTAGCTAGTGGCTCTACCGCTTGTTTAACAATCTCTGCAATATCTTCTACTTTCATTTCTTCTTCCTCCTCTGGTGAAGCAGCTTCTTTTATTTCACTAATTAAAGCTAATGCTTCATCTAATTTTGCATGATTCTTTTGGGATAAAACTTTCCCAGCTTTTTTTATGTTTTCTAATACAATGTTTTCTGCTTTTATACTATCTTCTGATTTCGCAATGGTATAACCGCCTTTAATAGAAGAAAGGATTTCCTTCATATCATCAAGAGCAGCTGTCATTCGGTCGATATCGGGATTATTCTCCCAAATCTCCCAATAGAACACATCTTCGAACAAATTAAAAACGGCACGTAAATCACGATTCTGTCTTTCGTCTACAAAGCGATCTTTTACTTCGCCCTTTTTAATCTCGTGTTTCTCACCTTTGAAGAAACCGACCATTTTACGAATAATGCCTTTCTCTTCACGAGTAAGATCATCTGCTTTTGCGATTTCTACACGTTCACCAAATCCACCCATAGAAAAACCAGTGACTTCACCTTTTTTAATTTCTTCCCAGGTATCTACATCATCAACACGAACTGTCATGAGCCATGTTCCTGCTTTTACTTCTTGTTCGCCTACTGTCATATCACTTTTAGCAATCCAGTTTTCAACTACTGTCCCTTTACCAGCGATTTCATCGTGTTGTTTATCGATGTGTTGGTAATTATCCATAAAGGTATATGCAGCCTTTTCAATTTCCTCTGCGGTCATTGTATCCCCATGTGAATCTTCTACATTTGGTTCATATACCACACCTGTAACAAGCTGCTTCTCTTCCTCTGTTTTAAGGATTGGAACTTGCTTTGATATATTTGGTTGTTTAGCAGATGCACTCTTCATAATGGCGAATTGACGACCATTTGCACCTTTTGTAACCAATGAAATATAACTAATTTCGGCGTTTTTTAGTTCGTATGCCATTGTTTTACCTCCTTCCCTATAAATATTGGGGTTCCACTGTCAAAACGCATAGCAGCCAATTTAAAGCCGTATACGTTTTGACGATGAAACCCCAATTAAATAGGTGTATTTTATTACTCTTCTGAAATCATAGTGCAGCGACAATGCGGATGAGCTGGCGGACACATCTTTCCATTACTAAATAGATCATCAATATCTACCGTTTCCCCGTGTAAACCACCACATTCTTTACAAACACGTTCATCATTACCTGTAAGCCATGTTTTCTTGTTTCTATTTGCGCCCTTATAAGCAATTAAATTGCCGTAATTCATTGCATATGTTGTTTCTGTACGTGCAATCATCATTGCTCTATAGTTACTTGCTTCTGACATCACATCTGCAATAGAAACACTTAATGCATTGACACCCATTCCCTCACTAAGATTCTTTAACATTGTCTCTCTTAATCTATCTTTAGTCGTTTCATGGATTCCTTTTGCTAATTCAAATGCATAAGCAGCAACCCATTTTGCAGCAACGTCACCAATTGGATCTAATACCATCCAGGTTAAACCATTTGATGCAATAGTACTCTGTACAAATTCTGTTACATCATCCTGTAGCGTAGCAGTGACTTCATCGACAAACATTTGTCGTTCCTCATCCCAATCAACATTATCCAGAAATTCATCAACTTCTGCTTCTGCAATTACAAGATCAATCTCTTCATCTGCTTTATTAATACGAATTACGGGAAGCAGGTTTAAGAGCCGTTTTCCCTGCTCGGAAAAAAATCAGCTACCTTCTTTTGCATAGCTTTCTCTATTTCTTCATGCTTTTCCCTAAATGCATTAATAGCAATTAAGTTATCTTGCTCGTTATCTGCAGCTTTTGCAATTGGTTCAGGCGGAGAAGATTCTGTTTTACCATCAAAGAATTTATCCCCTTCCGGTACAGGTTCATAACCTACCACTTTACGGGACTCATTCAGTTTTAATATTCCACCCTCATAACTGTCTTTTGCATATTTCAAATCTGCTTCACGATCATCCGTATCGATTTCATTTAATTTAAAATGCCAATCTAAACCGCCTAGCATTTCAGAAAATACACGGAACAATTGATTGTTTAATCGATGTTCTAATATTTCTTGGCCAGGTTCAATAATAGAACGCTTGTACATCTCATTCATTTCTTTAGCAGTTGTTTGTCCTAATGAACCTGTCATAGCCCAACCGATACGATAAGGTGGTACACGATGGGCCACACATATCTCCATTGCGCTATCCTGCTTATACAAACGGAAACTACCTTCTTTTACATCAGGGCTGACTTTTTCCAATCTAGCTTTTGCTCCTGGTGGAACAGGAACTACGGCCAACTTATGATGTTCGCCCTTAGTTTCTGCAGAGAAGAACGCTTTTAATTCATTTTCCGTTCCCTCATCTATTTCATCGATTCCCTCAATAAATAGCAAAGCATCCGGAATAGTCTTACCCGTAAAAAAGTTAATATTGTAATCTCGCACTGCTTGAGAGCCAACTATTGAACCAATAGAACTAACGTAATTAGGTATCCCATAATAAGAAGAACGAGAACCGAATTTGCGAATAACAATTACTTCTCCGGCTTTTTCTGTCCCGTTTTCTGCAATATCTTCTGCCCCTAAAGGTTGACCATCAACAAGACGAAACTCATCAGGATAACCGAACTTTTTAAACCATCGTTCTTTGTTACTTACGATTTGAGCAAAGCGAATTTTATCTTTATGAGCACGAACTGTATGAGCTGGAATGTGGTATAGTTCTGACGGTTCACCTTTGTTATTACGAACAACTTCAATAATTCCCCAGCCAACTGTCTCATAATCATCCCATACGGCTCTTATGATTTCTGAGCTTGTCATTTCCGGATTACAATTACGCATGAATTCTTTTAATCTTTTATACTGCTCCTGGCTCGCTGCTTCTTTTACTTCTTCAAAAGGGGCAAAGTCAAAACCAACACCAGCAATATCATCGACTTTTGCGCTAATACAAGCAGAATGAATAGGATTACTTTCCTTTATATCCAGTAGCACTGACATTTCATATGGAGGTTTAATTAATCCTTTATCACTATATGATTGAGCGAATGGATCAACTGCCATTTGCTTGCTGTTGTCTTCCTTATTCTTTGGTTCATCTGCAGCTTTATTAATACCAAATACTTTTACATTCTTAATTGTCTTTTTATCGCTCATATCGTTTGTATGTCCTCCTTTCTTCTATAAATAAAGAGCAAAAGAAATAGCCGAACAATTAATGTCCGACTACACTCTTTTAACTTTCCCACCCATAACTACTTTCGGTTTATAGAAGGCTAGAACTATAGCATCTGCTCTATCGGGTGATTGCAATCCGCGTTTCTTCATTTCTTCTTTTCGCTCTAATGCAATCTTACCTCTACTTGTTATTCTGTATTTACGGCTAGAAAATTGAGAAATCATTTTTTCATCATTTGGAATCTCCATTGTAGGTTCTTCCCCCTGTATAAATGCTTTCATATTCTCTTCAAGTAAATCTCTTACAACGGCCCAACCTTCTGCACCTGCATTATCATAATGCTCATCATCAAGCGGCTTCCCGTTATTCACAACCGGATATACTTTGAATGGTAATCGTTCAGATTTAATAACTTCTTTCAATCTGTCCGTAACACCACCACCAACACCACTATCATCGACTTTTATATCAACTCTTTTTAACTGCTTGTACTTTACCATGTATTCCTTAGCTAATTTCAATACGTGGCCAGCAGTTTCCATAGTATCTTGTTTATAGTGGTTTAATATTTTAAAGACTTTATTTCCTATCCTTGGAGCAATTACAGTTTCATCATCACCAAATCGGGCAACGTCAACACCTAAGTCAAGTGTTTCACCAGTCGGCTCTACTTTACAAGATGCTGCTTGCTCTACAATTTCTAGTGGAATAAAAGCGTCTGCTTCTGCTTTAGGAAATTCACCAAGTACACGTACACGCCAAACGTCTGAACCCTCGCCGTATTTCTTTTTCAATACTTCTATATTGTCTTTACTGGTTCGAGGGCTATCTAAGCTAGATACTTTATGTATTTTATATAAATCTCTGTCACGATTATGAGAATCATAAAATACACCACTTGTTCTTGTTGGGTTTCCGCATAAAAACAATTTATTTTCTGCACCAGATAAAGTACCAAGTATGGCTTCCATAATAGGATCTGCTATACCAGAAGCTTCATCACATACAAATAACATATAGTCTTCGTGAAATCCTTGCATGTTCTCCGGCTTCGTTGCCGTTCTAGCAGTAGCAAACCAACGTTCCTCACTGCCAATCATGTATACTCGTGTTTTAGTCCATTTAAGTAGATTTTTAACCACACTGCCTTCTAACCATTTCGCTATTTCAGCCCAAAGTACAGTAAATAACTGTTCCTTTGTAGGAGCTGTACAAATAACTTTTGGATTTGGCCTACAGCAAAGGAACCAGATAACAACAACTGACTCAAGACCTGTTTTACCAACACCCTGGCCAGAACGAACTGAAACCTTTGGACTTTGTGCTAAATCCATAAGAACTTTTCTCTGCCATTCATCCGGATAAAAACCAAGCATATCCTCAGCAAACGCAACTGGATCATCCCAATAAACATCGATAATCTCCATAAATTCACTAAAGGACGTATTACTCATTAGCTTCAGCTTCCTTTTGTTTACGTCTGCGCGCTGCTATCTTCATAAGTGACTCTTTCCAGTCTTCTGTATTCTGATTAGTGTCACCATCAACTTTAATAGAAGCAATTTCTTTCTTAAGTTTCTCAATTCGTAGTTTTTGTTCCTCGGTATTAGCTAACCTATCGTATTTTTCAATAAGGGTTACTAGCGTTGACATTGCTTTCGATTGAGCATTTAAGAAACTAGCTTGCTTATCCCAGGCGAATTGAATTTCCCATTCTTCCTCCAATCCGCTTTCGGTGAGCTTTTTCTTTCGAAGTTCCTTTGTCATGTCCTCTTTATCTCTAATAAACATGATACGTTGAGCATGAATGATTTGAGTGTACTGCAGCATAATGCTTTCCCAGATGATTGCTAAAGGGTCATTATTAATTGCTTCTATTAATTCTTCTTTTAAATCAAATATTTCTTGCGGTAAGTACTTTCTATATAAACCATGAGTAGCTGCATTACCATTACGCAATGGAGCAGAACCTCCAGGATTACCAACAGCATTTTTATTGCCCTTTTTGGCTCCACCACGATTATTTACAGCATTCTTATTACCTTTGGGTGCTCCTGGTTTCTTTTTGGAGTACTCCGTATTTTTCTTTGGAGTACTCCGTTCATTTTTATGGAGTACTCCATTTAATTGCTGCACCCATTTATCTTTTGTTTTCCATCCTCCTACTGTCTTTTCATTAACAGTTCGTTCGGATGTAGACAATAATTCGGCAATTTTACGATTCGTAATATCACCGTTATGTTCTTTAAATATTTCATATGCCTTGTTACGGTCTGGACTTCGTTGTCTCGCCATAATTACATAACACCTGCCCCCTTATCCAATTGTTTGCACTTCCTTCTCTAAACACTCAATGCATATATGAGAATTATCCGTGTTTGCTTCACGGATATAAGTTTTATCAAAATGAGTTATAGTTAATGGCATTTTTAATGTCCACATGCAGGGTTCATTACAAACAGAGCATGTAGGAACGTTTATATTTTCTTCTTCCATTTACACCACCTCATGGTAAGTCCTTTATATTTCACTTTAAATCCATTAATTTTGATGTATAATTATATAAAAAGTTCCAAATTTTAGAATCGAGGTGAACATCATGAAAAGTTTTGGAATGTTAGTACTCTCTACTGTATTTTCAGTGCTCCTAGTATATTATAATGTCAATTCCTTTTATAATAAATTTACATCAGGGAATACATATTATTGGCTAAACGGTATCCTAGCTGTTGGATTCCTTATATCCTTAATTATCAACATAAGAGATATCATCAAGAAAAACTACACAACTTCTGAATCGAATTAAGGAACCATGTCAGGTTCCTTTTTTTCTATTCAAAATAAAAAAGCAGCAGATTCGCTACTTGAAGTTAATCATTTACGTCCGAAACGAATTCTCGCGAAACATCTTCCGCTTCACAGTAAGCTTCTAAATCAGTCCAATAACTTTCATCGTAACGATATTCTTCTAAGTGATCTGTGGACCAACCGTATTTTTTATGATAAGCAAGTCTCTCATCATAACTTTCATTTCTTGCATCTTCTTTAAATTTTTCAGAAGCTAATTCTATTGCTCTATCTATATTTTCTGCAATGACATATACATGGATTTGTGAACCACCCATATATCCATTCGTCACATAATAAAGATTCATTTTCTTTCTTTTCTTCATGTATCTTTTCTTTTTCATAAAAACTACTCCAAAAAGAATCTTATTTTTAAAATAGTGGTAGGAAATTTGTTGTATGCATGGGAAATGAATAGATATTCAAAATGACTACCGATAAGGTTACTTATGTAAACAAGGTTTTCGGGAAATATGCCGTCACATCAACGTTTGTAGCCCTTTAGAGAACTTCCAATTACAACATGTTTTATACATCGTTGATTTTACGCTGTTTTTACCCTAAAACATCCGCTTTCCCTTGCATAAACTTCACTTAGTTAACTATCTCTATTTTTATCGAAATTTACGTAACAAAATATATGATGTGTTACATTAGACTATATTTTTAATTAATTACCATTAAATGGGTTGAGTTGAGTTTGTTTTGTTAATCCTTATCTTTCCTTAACAACAAACAAGGCGCCACCCAGATCACGGCAGCGCCTACGATAATTGCTATACACATGTTTGTTCTATCTACATAGTAAAATAAAACACCCATAATGGACACATCATAAGATTAGTAACCCTATTTTCTGTCCGTTGATTATTATGTTTATAGACCTAGATTGTGCACATCCATATTCAGTAAGCGCATACCCTATTACATGAATACTACTTTAGGAGTGATTATATTATGAATCCTTTCCCGATGAGGATTGTTGTAGCTCCAGCTGCGACTTGGCAACATTTACTTCAATATCATTCATATGGTCAATATGGTATGCAACCTGGGCACATTCCCTTTACTCCTACAATTCCGCCTTCTCCCGTAATATACCAATATCATTATAATTTCCCATCATTGTATTTCCAAGAGTTTCACGGTACATTTAACATCTAATATCTGTACCATTGATGTCAATTCATGTTATACCTAAAACAGTATTTAAATACGTTTAATGTGTAATTTCTATATAACAAAGAAAAAAGCACCCGTTTTGGATGCTCTGATATCAATTATTTATTTGTATTTCAATTACGGTAAATGAAGTTTTCTCCTTCTTCCAATCACCTAATATTGCTGCATCAATTTGTTTGCACTTTATTAAGTAACTGGAAGAAGAGCAAAAGCTCTCCTTAATAACGGTATCATTCAACCACTACCATCTGCTGGTTTCGGATTTTATGTGCCATCATTACGAACCGTTTAGAATTTTAAAAACAACATAATGAGTTGTGTTTCCCGCCACTTCCCACAATACAAATATAACACGTTAATTCCAAAATAACCGGCACATTTCCTGCCAAAAAGCGGTCACGACTCTGCCAACTTTTTCATAGTTCAAATTTTTCCACTGCATCTGTTAATTCCACTGATACACCGAAAATACTTTTTTTCATTTCTGTCATTTTCTTTTTTATAATCCACTGTGGATAATTCAATTCTTCTAGAATATTTCTAAAATAAGTTGGATTTAGCTTTAACACATCAGGATTTCTTCCAGTATTCCTTTTGTATCTAATTATTACTTCTAATAGTTCTTCATTTAACATGAATCACAATTACCTCCCCCTTACATTTTATATTTATGTATATACACCATTCAATTCCTTGATACTACCACTTACCCATATCTTATATTTTGTGTAACTAATCTAAACGCTACAGCCCTTGATATCAATAGCTTCATAGCACTTTCTCTTTTGAGTTACACAACACAATAAAAATGAGTAACCGTATAGAATAGGGTAGCACCACACATCCATCAACTTAAGGAGAATAAACGCTACCAAAACAAAAAAAGCCCCAAATTTTTCTTGAAAATAAGTTGGGGCTTTTGAACCAGAAAAGTATATTTTCAACTATGAAAACTATGATAAATTTTTCCTTTTTTCCTACTTGCTAAATTCAGCAAGTAAAATATTTTTAAAAGGATTAGGACTGCCAGTTCTACCCAAACTATTCCAATTGACGACCAACGTATGCTTGCCTCCAAGTTTACCTCCAACAAGAGTTGTAAACCCTAGAATGCCACCTGTGTGTCCCCATATCGAGACACCGCTTGGAAGCTTAGTTTCATAGATTCCAAGACCATATCCATCGATTCCTTCTTTTCCTGTAGGAACTGTAGTAAGCATTTGTTTTAGTTGCTGTTCTTTCAGTAATTTGCCACCGAGCAAGTAAGAGAAGAATTTGTTTAAGTCGTCAGCAGTAGAAATCATATCTCCAGCAGAGCTACCTGCACTTGGGTTATAATAAGTAACGTCTTTTCGTCTGGTTGGTCATATCCACGGGCATGGTTGGTGCCTGGAATAACGCTTGAATTGCCAGGTAGGAATGTATTCGACAATTCAAGTGGTTCAATAATCCGATTTTCAATCTCTTCCGCATAGCTGTTTCTGGTTACTTTTTCAATAAGAATACCCAGTAATACGTATCCTGTGTTTGAATAAGACCAGCCCTTTCCTGGGTCAAAGTCTGGGGGCAAAGAAATCCCCATCTTCACTAACTCTTCAGCCGTATACGATTTTTTTGTATCCGTAAAATCAGCGTCTTTTGACCTTGAGTATTCAGCGATACCACTTGTATGGTTCAATATCTGCCGGATAGTAATCTGGTTACCATCATATCCATTTCCTTGAATGACACCAGGCAACCATTTTTCGATGGAGTCGTTTAGATTCAGGCGGTTCTCTCCAGCTAATTGAAGTACAACTGTTGCGGTGAACGTCTTCGTCACACTCCCAATGCGAAAGCGAAAATCTGTTTTCATTGGTTTCTTGGTTCTCAGATCCGCTATTCCAGCGGCATACCCCCACGTTTTTCCACCCTCAGAAGTTTTAGCAAGTATCCCCGGGTATCCAAGTTGCAATGTATCCCGCATTGCTTGCTTGACGGAAGTACGATCTCG